GTGGCCAGAAGGAAAACTTTGAGTATCGAGGATGCCAAACGGCTCGCTATTGAGCTTTTGGCCGCTCTCGAAAATTCTAAGTTACCGGAAGGGATGGCAGTGGCGGAGATCTTTGAAAACTACATGAGCCGGCATGGAAGTCGGCGAAAATCTGCTGTAAAAATGCGGCAGCTTTTTGACCGTCACATAGCCTGTTTTAAAGATAGGCCTGTGCACACGCTCACCAGTCAGGAGATCTTCACCTGGCATAGTACGATTGGCCAGACGCATGGTCTGGCAACTGCCAACCGGTGCTTAGAGGTTTTGAGAGCGGCCATTAACAAGAACATTAAGTGGGGCCTTTATTCAGGCGTCAATCCATGCAACGTTGTCTCTCCTTTCCCTCTGGACAGTCGTGACAGATACTTGTCGCGCAAAACAGAAATTGAGAAATTCCTAAATGCTGTGGCTCAAATGCGCTCACAGACTTTTAGGGCTTTTGCTTTAACAGCACTTTTCACCGGTGCTAGAGTTTCAAACGTCTATTCGATGCGTTGGGACGATGTTGACTTAGAGAATAATGTATGGCGCATCCCTATGACCAAATCCGGGAAGCCTGTACTTGTGCCTCTCATACCCGAGGCTCTTGCTGCTATAAATTCACAAAAAGGTCTACATGATATTTGGGTTTTCCCTGGTCGAGGCAAAACAGGTCATATGGTAAGCCCTGGGCGTTCGTGGGAAAGGTTAATGGACCGCGCTGGAATTACAGATTTGCACATGCACGATTTGCGCAGAACTATGGGCAGTTGGCAGGCAAATACAGGAGCTAGCCTTCATATCATTGGCAAAACATTAGGCCATTCCAGTACTAGAGCGACACATATTTACGCCCGGCTTCAATTAGATCCAGTGCGCGAGTCTATGATGAAGGCTGTTTCGGCAATGCTAGAAAAGTGAATCTGTTGGCGCATTGGTAGGTCACCATTTAATGCAGAGGCCCCCATTTCTGAGGGCCTCGCGCCCTGGGCCGTAGCCGAGGGAAGTTCATCTTTGGTCGGTGAGATCTCTTGACCTAAGACTAGCAAAATTTTTTGGCCACTCGTCCAAAGTCGCTAGCCTTATTGCACATGAAGTTCTCGTATTTTCTAGATTGCATACAAAACATAACTGACTGCGTCCATCTCGGCGTGGCCTACCTTGACCGGTCGGTGTTTCGTCACAGTGTGGAAATACAAGAACTGAAGCTTCAACTGAGTGCACAACAGACAGAGGTAAACAAATTGAGTTCAGAGTTAAACACACTTCAAGACGATGTGAATTCCCTCCAGGGAATCATCACGACATTTATCACAAATGCACAGCGCGTCCTCGCGGATTTAGAAGCTGCTCAGCAGACAATCGCCAATGGTGGCAATGCATCATCTCAGCTTTCACAAATTGATCAACAGATCCAATCGATGAGTACGGCTTTGACCAATGCAAACAATCAGCTCAACACTGGCGATCCAGAACCTGCTCCAGCGCCGGCACCAGCCGATCCGACTCCAGCACCTTCTAACCCGTCGGCTCCTGCCAGCTAACGTTCAGTCGGTTTAAACGCCCTCATGACACTAAAGCAGCCGTCAGAATTTCTGGCGGCTGTTTTGTTTTCTTTTAGACTGATTGAGCCAGGTTGGGTAATGGAAATCCGTTAGGCTCATAACCTTTCATATGCACGTTCAAGTCGGCGCCCTGGCATGGCAGAAACCGCGTCGCGAGTGCTCGACGTAGGGTCCGGTGGAAGCCATGGCAAATAACCCAGCAGTCGCTGCCCGCGCTGCTGGGTTATTTCTCTCTGGTAGGTGAGATCAGTTAAACGTTCGCTTGGAGATTCACGCCGGGCACAAACAATTTGTCACCGACCGGCCCACTCCGCACCTGCTGGAGGACCTCTCTAAAATTACCGGCCGGCACAATCTCGGCGTCGCTGATTGTGGCCAGTGACGTGCCGATGCAAGTGAGCGCCGTTATTTTTGGCAGCCCGAGCGATTGCAGGAATGTGTAGAGCCTGTATTCGCCATAGTCGTCGTCGACCACCACAAATGTTCTGGCTTTGTTTTCAAGGTCGATTTGATAGATTGAGCTGCTCATAAGTTAGGCAAAAATCTCTTTTATGTCTTGCACAGTGCCGTCAAATTTGCGAGCAATGGCCGCTACGAGGCTATTAAACAGCTCTGTGGTCATATGCTCTTCGCGATACACCATCTCTTTTAAAACAGAGCCATTTGCGAGGCGCATGGTGACGGAAAAACTTCTCGCTGGTGCAGGCTCATAATCTGAATCTTCAAAACCAGGCGGCGGCGTAAAATCTTCATTCATGCTGTTTTATCCCATTCAACATTATTAGATCTTGCGAGATTGCACTGCCTGCAGGCAGGCATAACATTATGTCTGGCATAAGTTCCGCCGGGAATTATTCGATCGGCTTCAACCGTTTTAAAAGTCAGCCTCTTGAGGCAATGTGAGCACAGGCAAGTTTTGCCGGTGCCGTAGTATTTGAGCATCCAATGTTTTCTGGCACGTCTTGCGGCAGAATTCCCGCGTGCGTCGCCACCTGCTCTTTTAGCCATCGTGTTGTTGCAACCTCACAAACTCTTTTATAAGCGCATCGACCTTTTTTTGAAGGGAGGCCAGTTCGATTTTCAGAGCAGTGTACGGCTCGACCTTGAGGTACTCTTCCATTTCTTCGGCGTCTAATTGTTCGCACGAAAGATCGCGCGGCCCGTTGTCGGTCACGTCAAAGCTCCTTATGTTCACAAAGATGTTATATCAATCTGTTTCAAACAGAGCAGAAAAAACTGAATTTCATCTGCGTTACGGACCAGGACTATTAGAGCTTGAGCGGTTGAGGGTCTTCGTCTCTAACTTTGAGATACATATTCCTGATGTCGCAACTATTTATATGAGCTTCAGTCTTGAGGTCGACGAAACAGACTTTGCAAAACAGGTGACCTTTTGGATCTGCAAGTGCATCAAACATTTCTTCAAGCGCATCTTTATCACCAGCAGGGCGGCCGGACATAAGAGCGATTGCCGCTTGAAGTGGGACGAGCTCAGTCTGAACCGCTTCAATACCCTGGCGCTGACTCGCCGGGAGATATCTGCGCTCTCCTTCGTGGCGCCTGATCCATATAGGTCTCATTTCTTGCGCACCTTCTTCAGTCGATTTTCGGCCATGGCCTGCTTCACCTTGTCGAAACCGCGAGCGACATGGCCCAGGACAAAATTGTCAGTGGCCTTTCTTATGTCTTGAAGTACTTGCCAGTTTTCAGGGGCGTTGATGTCTTCAATGTATTCCAGGTCGTAACCATCCGGGTAGTGTTCTTTATAAGTAGCTGCGTTTTTGCTCAGTGGTCCCAGTTTGGCCATAACCGCCGGCATAAGTTTGGCCTTCAGCATCTCACTGGCTAGACACGCGCCGGACTCAGCGATAGCAACCCACTGCTGCAACCCCCCAGAGGTGGCCTGAAGAAATATCCATATCTTTGGTTTAGTCATTTGTATTTTTTACAGCAGCTGCCCACGGTGCGTTTAAATTTTCAGTGGTCCACAACCAGGATGAAATCACCATTAATGTGTTGCACATTCCAAAACGTGTCGTATGATTTCCATACACAAGTTTTGTGTCGTTTTTATAGCTCAACTCGGTGCGGCTTTGCCGCCACGATTGCACTTGCACGGGGTATTCCATGAATTCAGTTTCTGGTCAGCAGCAATTTTTGCCCGGCATAAACCCCGTGCAGATGGAGTTTGACGAGTGGAAGAAAAACAATCCGCCGCCGAATGACGCTGCTGAGGCCAAAGAATTTCTCTCGTCTCACGTGCCCGAGATCCGATCGCTCATTGCCATGGACAAACCGACCTGGCACCTTAGAGTTGTCGTCAGTCTCAGGAACGTCGACGCTGAGAAAGAGAAGCATGAGTTCAACTGTGAACTTGACACGGAAGATCCAGAAGAGTGCGAGCGCCAATGGCTCGACATGGGCCAGAAGGCGTACTTCTGTTGGTATGAAAACGAAGAGCAGCTTCGCAGGCCGAAATAGGCAGCGAATAGAGAGCTGACCGCTGGCACGGGCAACCTCTGTATAGAAATCTGAAGCGATAGAACCCTAGCAGGTTTTCTTACCTGCTCAGTTTTTCGCTGAGGATTAATGCAGAAACACGAAACCGACAAACCGGATACATATTACAGAGATGCCAGTATCGAAGCGTTCCAGGCCACTATTGAAGAGGCCAGAGAGAAAGGAAAGACACTCGATGAGATGCGATTTTTACTGAGAAGGTCTTATCCATTTGGGGCTCATCGAAAGGGCCGCGTCTACAAAATATGGCTGAAGGAACTGCATAAAGCAGAAGAGTCAGTTGGCCTGGCGCCTAAAAAGCACAAGTCAAAGTCAGAGGAATCAGAGAAAGTTGAAAAGCCGAAAGCAAAACGGAAAAGTAAGAGAGCGGCACGCGTTGCTGCAAGTTCAGCTTTTCACAGCCCGGTCTAACAAGGTGCTGCCATGATTATCGGGCTCACTGGATATGCCCGGCATGGCAAAAATACTGTTGCGCAGTATCTGGTTGAGAAGCATGGCTTCAAACAGATGGCTTTTGCTGATGGCGTTAGAGAGATGGCGCTTGCCATCGATCCTCTGATCAGTTGTTATGGTTATGGCATGGCGGACAGCACTTTTTATACGCTGATGCCTAATAGTTATCTTTCAAGAGTCGTGGAAACCGTTGGATGGGAAATCGCAAAACAGAATCCAGAGATTCGCCGCTTACTTCAGCGTATCGGCACAGAAGGCGGCCGAGAGATCTTCGGGCCCAACTGCTGGATAGATCTTCTTCAAAGAAAAATTCAAGAATCGGTAATTCAAAACATCGTCATTTCTGATTGCCGTTTTCCAAATGAAGCCGACGCTATAAAAAGGCTGCAAGGTCAGGTCTGGCGGATTCACCGTCCGAACTTCAACAGCGGCGTTTCGCGCGAGCATCCTTCAGAAGCCTCAATTGACGAAATACATGTCGACACCATTATCAAAAACGACCTTGGGCTCGATGACCTCAAAGCGAGAGTCGAGGATGCTTTGGATTTTCTTCGTGTAACGGGAGAGTTTTATGACCGATAGTTTCTGGTTCCAGCTCGATTTCTGGTGGGCTATAGGTAACGTGTTTTTCACGTACCTGGTGGTCATGGCCTGGGCGTCGCTGAACCTCGGCGAGACGCAGCGCGACAATATTCTCGACCTTGAGTTGAAAGAGCAGACTGAGGACGCTGAAATACTTCGTTCGTTGAATGCAGCAAACGAGCGAATCATCAATGGTTTAACAGAAAACCTGAAGCAAAGCACTAAACAAAGTGCAAAATTCCAGGCTAATGCAATGGTTTGGAAAGACGTCGCAAAACGCAACGGCAGACTGGCTGCAAAACTCCAGACGCGCATCAAGTTTCTGAAATTGCGGCACCGTGCCGTCCACGCGGAGCTCAAAAAGTGGATCGACCATAAATATGAGCGCCGGCTTCTCTCGACTGATGACGGCTATGATGCCGTGCAGCTTCGTGGGGCAGCTGAGCTTCTGGCAGAGCAGGGCGGAAAATTCAAAGGACTCATGGTCCGCAGCTCTTCGCAAAAAGCAAAACTTTTGATTGAGAAACTAAAAGAGGCATGCGGGCCACATGCCGATATGTGGGTATACCGTCCGGCTCTACAAGAGTTCCAATTTTTCAATGGAGCCACTCTCAAGATTCGGGCACTGACAAAGAAAGATGCCCATATGTTCTACGGCCATGCTTTCACTTACATCGCCCAGGACAAAGAGCCAGCCTTCTCAGAAATGCACCTGACAAAAATGCTCACCCGCGGCGCAGCCCTGCTGGACGTGGAGTGCGACCAAATAGTCCGCCGGCGTGCTTGCGAAGTCCCCATGATTCCAACTTCCGGAGGGCCTGAACTTGGACAGTGTTAGATCGGAGCTTCTTCTTGATGCGTTCAGGGAAATCTCAAAGCACGTCAATAAAGAAGTTGTTGACCAGGATGCCTTCTCTGAAAAGCTGAATGCTTTCAATGAAAATATCGAGGCGCTTGAGCGAGAGCTTGAGGACTTGAGGCACTTCAAATCTGAGTCCGACAGAGTTTATGGCAGCCTGCCATGGCAGGAGATTGGCGAAGTTTTCGATCTTCAGATTGGAGACAGTATAGGCGTGAACATATTGCCCGGCCTTCAAACCTTGAAGACCCGGTGCCAGGAGTTCGCTCCCAAGGTTCTGGCGCATGATGCGCTGGAAGTAATCGTAAAGACCCGCGGGCATTTGTCCATAGTGATGAAGCCGAACGATGAGTTCATGATTAGTTCGCTTTACCAGACAGACGTAAATAGACACTTTATCTATGGCTCAGGGACTGATTTTATGAAAGCACTAGAAGACATGATGAAGGAGAAGGTATAAATGTCCAGAATATTGCACAAGAAGAAACGTAAGTCGAGCGACATATTGCCCGGCCAAATTTGGCTGACGCCAGCCCAAGTTGCCGGCAAGTATGGAGTCAGTCTTGGCTGGCTGCGAGAAAGAATCCGCAACAGCGACGGTCCGCCGCATCGCAAAGGTTATCGCACAGTCAGTTATCACATACTTGCCGTGAACGATTGGTTTGAAAAGGCCGAGAATTCGCCAAAGAATGCCAAGTCTGTGGCAGTTTCTCTGGCGCCGGAGCTCAACTCACTTTCGAGAGAAATCGCCGCATCCCTGCCGGTTGTCCTGGGCCCGGCCGAGAATGCCGAGCCGGTTGGGGCAGAGGCATGATTCTTGGTGAGCTTTCCGAGCGCGAGCATGATGTACTCATCCGCCTCGATATGACCAACAAAGAGATCGCCTCTGACCTTGGGATTAAGCATCGCACGGTCGAGCATCGCGTTGAGGTCATATTCAAAAAGCTCAAAGTAACCAGCAGGGTGGAGGCGGCACTTAAAGGTGTGCAGATGGGGCTGATTAAACTTCCTGGCGTGACAGTCACGTCGAAGGGGACTTGAGATGGTTGTCGTGATTTGCTGGGTGTTGTTTTTTCAGGTGCTTCTCCTCCTGAGTCAGGACAACGTTTTCTACTTGCCCTGGTGGCTCCTGTGGGCGCCGATTGAGTGGTTTGGAGTTCTGATTGTTATGTGGGCTTTTGGGGCCAGTTTCATGGCGACTATGTATTGCATAGACCAGATGATGAATGGCTGAGTAAAATGCTCAAAGTTCCTAATAACGACAATCCTCCGTCGGAAATGGACGGCCTCAAACCGTGGCCTAATGCTCTTGTAGCTCAAATACCATACCCCGAAACTCTGAATAGTTTCATGGAACGATTCTCTTTGAGCAGAGATGAACTCTATGAGATGGCTGAGAAGTTTCAGAAGAAGAAGGCAAAGAAAGTCAGGCTTAGAGATGCTGACGGGGTGCTGCTCACTGACTGCTGGGAGACGCCACAAGGCAGTTACGAAGCAATATGCAAGCAGTTCAACTTCATGCCGCAGATAGATGCTTGCGCCAATTCTGAAAATACTAAATGCCCTAAATTTTTCACACTCGCGATCAAGTCCGCTCTTGAAGTCGATTGGTGTCGTGAAGCAGAAATCTGGGGCCTCAAGCCCTACTTCTGGATGAACCCGCCCTACTCCCAGCAGCTGCTGGGTAAGTTCGTCGCGAAGGCCTACGAAGAATCTCAGCGCGGCGCGTCGGTGCTATGTTTGTTGCCGAATAGTAGAGATACTAAATGGTACAAAAAATACGTAAAGCCGATAGCGAAGACGCCTTATGTTGAGGACGGCGACGGCCGCATTAGATTCATTCCACCGCGCGACGGTGACGGTAACGATCTGCTCAAAGCGGGCTCGCCATGCGGTGGCAATATGTTTGTTTTGTTCGTACCTCCGGAGATTCGCTGATGGAAATATTCGACAACGTAAACCAACCAATAAATCAGCGGAAATTCCTGCCAGAGGCGCGCAAGCTGCTGGATACGTTCTACAGAGAAAACAGCGCCGGCGAGCCATTGTCGCCATCGCAGGCGTGGAAGCAGTATTCGAAGTCTCAGATTTACGCCATCCTTGAACTGGCCGAGATTGGCGCGTCACATGGTGGCCTGCCTGACGATTGGGAGGGTGTGCTGTCTGATGAAGAGATGGCCGAATTACAAATAGAAGCCCGCGCTACTAAGTTGAAGATACCTGAGCCATCGGATGTGAGGCCGCCAACAGTAGCCGAACTGTTCATCGGACGCATATTGAAAGCTATGAGAGAGGCACCAACAGCTTTCGGCTTCTATGAGTCTGAATTTAGAGATTCAGCATCAGAGGCGGATTTTGACGAAATCCATGATTTGTTTCACGCCAAAGGCTGGGTCGTGGCGTTAAATCATTCAGAAAAGTTTCTAAGTATCAGCATTGAGCGGCCAGTCGCAACGGGGAAATCATGACTACAAGAGAAGAAGCAGCCCAGATTATCTACAAAGTCATCTTGAATAATTCGGGTCTATTGCATAGCTCGAAGGGTTATGGATTCGATGATTTTACTCACGACCTGCGCAACGAACTTTTAAACGAACTGTTCCCAAAACCAGAGAGCGAGCGGCTTAAGAATCTGCGCAAGCTCTTGGCTATGCACGCCCAGTTCGTCAGTGGGCCGCTGACAGAGCTAAATATAGCGTTGATTAAAGACGCTATTGCAGATGAGGTTGAGAAGCCGTGAGCAGAATCAGGACTGACTTTGGCCCATTCATTACAGAAGGCGAATACTTAGAGGCTGTCGCCACTCGCTGCGATGCAATGCTCACTTGGGATGATTGGTGCAGAAAACTTGGCGGCTGGCTTATAGAGCTGCCCACTGAGCATCCCCTATACAAAGAAAGCTGCGCTTTAATTGATGAGTTTCGGAGACTGGAGGCGAAGTCTTGAATACCCTTCTCTGCCCATGGCACAAGCCTGGCCAGCGCAGTTACATCGCTGGCCAGCGAAGTTACATCGGGTTTTTCATCCATGGCGACAAGATGGTAGCTAAGGGCGTGAAGCAGAAACAATGCCCGGACTGCAAACGCTGGTTTTGGCCGAGCGAGTATGGCGTCAAGCCGAAGGAGAAAATCTGTGATAGCGAATATCTACAGAAGTTAATAGATGCCGCCGCCGATGAACATTACAACAGCTCTATGGACTCGCCGAGTGAGGCGCTTTTAGTCGCCGAAATCGAGAAGCGCGAAGCAGCATGGAAAAACCTAGCCATGCTCTACCGCCGAAAAATAGCGAGGTATAGGAATCAGATAGTGCAGCTCGGCGAAGCGCCCAAGGCCGACGAGAAGATAGACGGCGGCATTGAGAGGTTCGAAAAGCAGCTTGATTGCGCGCCGAATATTGTCAGGCTTGGCGGCGGTGATGGATTGATGGGAGGTGCGAGTGATTAGCGAAGAAATGAAGAAGCTGATTAATGCAGCTGCCGACGAGCACTACAACAGCAGTATGGATTCGCCTAGCGAGGCGCTGCTGGTTGCTGCCATCGAGAAGCTTGAGGCGGATCTGGAAGCTCATAAAAGAGAGCTTGATCGCGCGTTATCGCAAAATCTTCAGCATCTACAGTTTCTGGAAAAGACAAATTTGCTGAATGATTTCAACATATGGGAGGAGCAATGCCAATAAGTGAAGAGATGCGCAAGCTGGTAGGTGACTTCGAGCTTCATTCCTATGCATGCGAGTCGCCTGAATTGCATGCCAGAAAAGTGGAGACAAGAAACGCACTTCTGGGCGCCATTGAGAAACTTGAGGCAGAACGCGACGCCCTGGCCTACTGGAAAGAATCGGCCATGCAGCTTCAGTCGACTTGGGACGTCCAGGCCATTGGCAAAGCGCTGGATCTGAAGCTTGGCACGGATATATTGCCCGAGATATTGCCGGGGATTGAGCGCCTGAACAAAGAGCGCGACGGCCTAAAAGTCGATCTAGAAGAAGCTAATGCACTGCTTGACTCCACGGCTAGCTTTGACCAGCTATTAGAAGATGCTCTGGGGAACGCTTTTGACGAGGGTAAGATGGCTGCTAGAGGGCAGGCTGATTATGGTCATGTTAACGGTGCCAATCAAACCTGTGCGCTGAGGGGTGCTATCAATCGGATCGAGGCCGAACGCGACGAGCTGAAAGCTGGAGAATGGCGCCCGGCCGAGTTAGCTTGTATTGAAAACGCCAGTCGGCAAAAACTGGAAGAGCTCGTTGCAGGTATTGATAGGCAGCGAAACATGTGGGCAGAAAGAGCCATGCAAGCCGAAGAGAAAGCCCGCAACTGGGACATGCTTGAGCGGCTGCCTGAGTTGTTAGATTCGACCGACGATGCAGTGGCGATAACTATTGCGGTTACTGTATCTAACAATCCTCTTGGGACGCGCTGGCATTTAGGGGCATACGATATTTCCGGTGACGACTTGCCTTACATAGCACAGAATTGTCCGTCTGCCGCCACCGCACTATCCGCTGCTTTGGAGGGGAAATGAACGAGAAATTGTTAGAGTTATTGGCAGACTATGTCAACCTTGAAAGAGAGCACGCCACCGGACCATTCGATGTGCGCGAACTCGATACGCCACGCCATAAAGCATACGCGCTGCTGAAAGCCGAACTTGATGAGCTGGAAGTTAAAGCTGCCAATTGGGACACGGTAGAGAAGTTGCCCGAACTGTTCAGTCGTGAATTTCCTTGCGGAATAATGGGCTGTGGCGAATGGATAAATCTGCTGGTTGATAATGACGGCCTCTGGCATGTCGGCCACGGATGCGAAGACGAGCCATGCCAGCCATACACCGGGCGAATGAAAACGCCGGGAGAAGCACTTCAAGCGATAGCTGCAGGGATGCAGAGAGAAGACGATTCTGATGCCGCCGACATGGCAGCTCTCACTGACGCCCTCGGGCATTACGACAGGGAGGAATAATGACGAAATTAACCATGAACATTGTCAACGCTGAAGACAAGATCATCAAGGCGCGCAACAGAGCAGAAGATAAAGAGCTAGATGAGGCCGTTCACTACTACGAAGCTGGGCTTGAAATTATCGCCGACATCATAGCGGAGCTGCTTGAGCGCTGCGAGTACCCAGGCGAAGGCGTGGACAAGATGGTGTGCGATGCCGTGTTAGGTCGAATCAAGGGCACAACCGATGGCACTAATTAAATGCACTGCCAGCACACATGGCCGCCACCGTTGGTCTAGCGGGCCTTACAAAATTTGTCACTGCTTGGCCTGTGGCAAGAAATACGTGGACCTTAAAGAAGATCCGAGTCTTACAGGCGCGTCAGTCCTGAAAGCAATGGACGTGCTCAGGCGAGCAGACCCGACAGTGGTAACGATGTCAATGACGGTGCATTGCACGTGCTGTCTAATCCACGGCCGACAGACTAAGGAGACAGTCCGACGATGAGAATCTTCAGATGGCGCGAAGACCGCACTGACGTCTGCATAAATATTGCAGGCTGCAACTATATCCACAGCTTGCCCGAAGCGTTAGAGATAGCGGCGGGAATCTACCGAGTACGCAACGAAATAGAATTTCCACCCTACAAGCGCCTGGACTTTAAAATAGGTGACAGATTCAGTTTCCACGACGACCCAGGGCCGCATGACCCGTGTTATGTAGTGCTGCCCGGCGGCGCTATGGTGCCGCTAAACCACCATGCCGGCGAGGGCGTCGACGTGGCCAGGGCGAAGTGGATGATTGACACTCTGAATAAAGAACTGGAGCGGCTAGAGCAGGAGGCTAATAAGTGAGCGACTGTAAATCATCGGGTATTGCCGAGAGATGTTGCTGCTGCGAGTTTTTCTGCTGCCGCTGTGAATACTCATCGCACCCAGCGGACAAGCCGTCGTTAGAGTATTAGTGTGGCCGCACCGAAGACGCTGTAGGTGAATATCAAATTAGCATGCAAGCTCTCAGCAAAGAGATGGATAGATTGGAGGCTAAAAATCGGTGAGTTTCATCAAACTAACCCTAATGACAGGCAAGACTATTTGGATTCGCGCCTCGGACGTATGCACGCTACGGCGTTACGGCATTGAAGGCACCCAAATAGAGACCGACTGTCACGGCCTGATTGAAGTCATGGAGCAGCCAGAAGAGATTATTAAAGACATACGTATTGCGGAGAGTGACTAGCGATGGATTACGGCTGGCTGATATCAGGGCCCGGCAGCACTTGGATCGTGCATGAAGAAACAGCGTTCGGACTGGATCTCTACCTGACGCGAAATTTCAAGAGGGCGAGTGTGATCATGCACCCTCAGGAAGCGTTAAAACATTGCGTCGAGAAGTGGCCCGAGACTGAAGGCACTTTTAAGTTATGGACACTGACAGCGGAGATAGTCGAATGAGCTATTGCCAACACGAATACGACGAAGCTGGCTGCAAGTTTTGTCACGCGCCGAAGCCCCTGCAGTACACGGTCAAGATCGACAACGATAAGATCGAGCTTGCCTCAAAGTTTGTTTTCATGGCCTCGATGCTCGCCGTGGCAGGGAAGATGGCTGAAGACATGACGCCCGAAGAAATCGCCATGGCGCCGTATTACGTGAAGCACGTTTTGTCGAAGCTCGCCAGCGAATCAAAATCGTGGGTTGAGTGGTGCGATAACGTGAAGAGCGATCTGATAAAGGAGGCGATAAAGAAATGACAGAGGCTGTAATTTGTGATATCGATGGAACACTCGCCGATTGCACCCATCGTCGACATTTTGTCGAGCGCCCGAACGGTGAGAAGGACTTCAAGAGTTTCCTGGATCCGAAGCTCGTGATTAAAGACAGAGTGATCGAACCGGTCAAGCGTATGGTCCAGGCGCTTCACCGTGACTACCCTGTGATTTACGTTTCTGGCCGAGCGGCCCACGACTACGACGTGACTCTCAGATGGCTACGGAAAAACGAACTGTGGTTTTATCCGCACAAGCTCTACTTGAGGGAAGACGGTGATACCCGGCATGATGTCGTGTTTAAGCTCGAAATTTTAGAGAAGCTGAGGGCGGAAGGATGGCGGCCTTTCCTCGCGATAGACGACCGCAATTCTGTTGTCCAGGCCTGGCGCGACGCTGGCCTCGTTTGCGCCCAGGTCGCGCCGGGTGATTTCTAAAATGGGACAACCGCTATCAGTTCTATGTTTTGATTGCAAAACCGAGGTCTATTTGGGTTATGGCGGAGGCGGCTACATAGAAAAGCTTCGGGCTTATTGGCCTGAAAGTCCAAAGGGGAAGGAGCACGCCGGTCACAATACACAATGGCACTGTTCCGATTATACGCAAGTAAAAGACGGCAAATTAATGACCGAAGACTATGGATGGGGCCCAGACGAGGAAGTCATCATTGCAGACTACTCTGAGTGGAAGCATGATGAACAGGAAGGCTATGATTCCAATCAAACTAGAAATACGTGACGGCCGGCTGGCCTTCTTAGCATTCTTGTGCATGATTCTTGGCATGGTGCATATCACAGCCGAGTTCTGCCAGGTATTGATAGTCGTCTTCCAAACCTGCTGGGCAATTGCCAATTAGTGGTCCGCAACCCAGATGGGAAGCCTCTAAATATTCACCATTAGCGGTGGCATAGTGTTACTATTTCTATATCGAAAGGCGCCCCAGAGAGCAGCCATTTCATATTTCCCAGAGAGGTAACCATATGCCAAAGAAAGTACTTATTGCTCTACCCCCAGCAATGCTTGAGCAAGTTGATTTCATCGCTCAGTGTGAGCATAGAACTCGGTCCGATTTGATACGCGAAGCTCTGCGCAGATACCTCGACAACTTCCGTCGCAGTCAGGGAAATCATCTCTCTGTGTCGACCATGGACCTGAGTGAAAATTACGCTGGTGAATCTTCTAAGATCGCACAGCTGCCAACGCACGTATAATCAACGGACCTGTTGAAGGTTCGCAAAATTTCGTAGTTGTTGAATCGGAATTAGGGTGGGGTGCTGCGCAAGCGGCACCCCTTTACGCATCCTGCTCTAGCCGGCCTGGCCACAGGTCGTCTTCGTCAAATGGTCTTTCTGTGGTGCGCTTTATCAAGTCCTGTTGATCAAGAATGATCTGTTGCGACCTCTCCTGCAGGCGGTCGTAACACCACTCCGCTCCCATGCCGACACCGGTCATCAAAAGGAAAGGCACGGAAAGAGTGTTTATGGTTATCTGCTTGGCTCTCGTCCAGCAGCGCTTGAGCGGGCCGGCCTCAGCTGGTCTCGCCGTCACAGCCCATAAGACGATCAAGCAGACTAATGCATTTCTCAACATAGACACCCACCCAGAATTTCAGCCGGACACCGAGGGCATACCACCACGGGACAACGATGTCGCACCAGGTTTCTTCACCCTCATGCTCGAGACTTGTGCCAATGTAGTGATCGCCAAACATGCCCAATGATAAGCACAGTTTTATGGACGCCAAATTTTATAGTGTCGCAAATAATTGCGCTTGTCTCCAGCTATGGCTTCCGTCGCCAGGGCCGTCGCGCCCAGGTCGTCGTCCGGCTCATCCATCATTACCACGCGGATATTATGTTTGACCATTCGCTCTTTCATGGCCAAGAGCTCAGCCTTGTCAGCCGCAGCAAGAAGCACCAAAAAGGTGCGCTCAGGCACCTGGAAAAGCCTCCCGGCCTCAGCAGCTGCATGTGCGACCTGGCATATCTGGTCCGCTATTGAGATGTCTTTTCGGACAACGACATAAAAATACTGTTGATCGTTCACGGTAAATCTCCTGGAAGTGTGAGTAGTTGGCACTTCTCAGGGCGGTGGTCTGATCTATAGTTTCATGGCGTCATTTTCCTTCTGTCGGCACAAAATACAGTAAGGCTGCATGCTCGTATAAGCAGTGCTAGTCGTACCGCATGGACAGGTCCAAGTGTGGCGCTCATGGTTCATACAATCGCAGACTTCATCATGGGCCTTCTTCTCGCGATCATAAACCCACTGCCGATTCTGTTCGGCTTTTGCCTCAAGTTCAGACTTTACTTTCCGGCTCTTGAAACTCTTCAGCCAGCCGGGGAGTTCCTTCAGAGCCTCCATGCCCAGCTGAACAATTTCGATAATTTCGCCTGAATTCAAAAACTTACTCCTGACGCGAGTTGAACGCGCAACGTTCTCGTTTAGAGCGAGACTCCTTTACCGTGAGGACTCAGGAGTATCAAAAAATGGCGGCCCGTTTGTCTCTTAAACTGAACCCGCTAGAACATCACTGCTCATCACGCCGTCCCGAGCCATGGAATATTTATACCAATTGATCGAACTGAAGCAATTTATTTTGATTGATCAGCATGGTTAGCTTGTCGGCATAGCGCGGATCAGTTGCATATCTGGAAGCAATTGCCTGCGCAAATAGCAGCCCATTGTTTTTATATCTGAGCGCAGCCGAGTATGGACCATGCGGATCCGTGAGCAACCGGGCGTGAGCTTCAAACCCGTCAGCAATAGTCTCGTACTTCGCAAACCTTGCCACTTCCGTGTGCATGGTCCCACCGTAGAACTCGTGGGTCGGCACCTGCACAAACGGTTGGCCGGGCACCGCCTTAATACCGAAGTAGTTATTCGAGCCAGGAGGGGTGAATTTACCGTAGCCGGATTCAAGCGCCCACTGGGCAAGTGTGACCGACGCCGGGCACCCCGTCACCTGATGGGCCGCCTGGGCTGCTTTGATGATATTTTCAGGAAAGAGCATACCCAAAAACTACCCCTGAATAATATGCGATATATAGATATAGATATCAGAAAGTATCGCATGCGGTATTAGTACCATATATGGTGAAGCACCGCATTTAGTACTAATACTATCTGTAGTACTACTAGATATATTTATGTGCATATCTTGTGGTATCACTTGCCTCTGTTTTGCCATGCGGATATCAATTTCCCTATGAAATTCCAAGAATTTCCGCCGTATATGCCGAAAATTATCATCAGTACTTCATTGGGGACGGCGAAAGCCTTGGGGGGTTGGCAGCCCAGCTGCGCCCAGCAGGAGGCGGCGAAGATACCCAGAACCAGACAGTGCGCTAACCAGAGAGACGTCATCCGAAACATTACTGCCACGTTGTCGGCCTTGACCTGGTCGTGTATAGCTAGTGGATTCTCGGCAGACTCTCCTGTTGTGAGATCCACAATATGATAGCCACTAACAGAGAGATCGAATTCGCTAGTATTTCGCTGAAGTTCACGTTCTTTATCCTCGCTCATGGTTTCCCTCGTATTCACTTTGCAGGGAAACACTCCCCCCTCTTTAATCCGAAAATTTGTCTATCAGATTGCCTTTGAAAGCGCAGCTGCGTCGACTACTCCAAGACCGGTCACACAGTCGTATCCGGTGCCGGCTTTATAAGCGCCGTTGCTTCCGCTGACGACGTCATAGAAGCTTCCCGGATTGCCATAAAACCTTACGTGCATGTCGCCAAGCTTTCCGCCTTTGGCCGAGTTCAGGAGGCATTGCAGAGCAGCGTAAAGCGGCGCCACGGCCGAAGTACCGCCAATCTGTTGAATAGTGCCGTCAATATCTACCAGGTAGCCGGTATCAGGATCTGCATTGCCTGATACATCAGGCGACCGTCTACCTGACGGAAGATTGGGAAGCAGGCCAGTTTGATAAGTAGGAGTGGAGTTATAAGCAACACTCACGCCACCACCGCCGCCTTCTGAGCTGCCGACAATGTTGCCGAGCAAATCGAGCCCAGTGCAGTTCCAGGCTGTCTCAGTTGACCTTGTGCCGTCATCGTTGAGCACAAGGCGAGTTCCGCCGCATGCAATGACATAAGGAGAGCTCGCCGGATAGTCGACGTGTTGGCCAAGAGTTTCGCCGTCGCTCGAGCCGTTGTCTCCGGAAGCACAAAAAACGGAAATTGATTTGCTGGCGGCATCCATAAATAGGTTGTCCAGCGCGGTCCTGGTTTCGGGTGCCCATCCGTCTTCGGGCGAACCCCATGAAATCGAGATTGCATCAGGCTGAAGTTCAATACACTTTGCAACGCCGTCGATGAATCCTTGATCGGAATTGGGAGCAAATACGACAACGATTTTGCAGCCTTCTGCGACTGCGGCAATAACGTCTATGTCCAGACATACTTCGCCGTCTGCGCCTTGAGGATCTGACTGTTCGGCCGCGCCGTCAACGAAGACTGCTGTAATTTGCGGCAATTTATATTTGTAGCGTGCGCAATAGGCAACCACGTCCACAAGATTGAAAGCGCCGCCAAGTTCTAAAATTGCAACTGTTTTATTTGAGACGTCCTGGCCGAGCGGGAAATTGTAGGCTTTTGCCACTTGCGTGGGAGTCAGGGCCGTTGCGCTCGCCCGTGTTTTAAATCTGCGTGAGGTATGCATCAGTGCTCCAGGTAATCTGATAATTCACGTGAGCACAGTAATGATTTTTCTTACCTGGCTGGAAATTATCTAAACTGGTCGCCATGGATGACATAGCAGAACGTTTCAGCGAAGCCGTGCAAACTGGCACAACAAAAGAATTCTTTATTGATCAGGGTGCAAATATCCCGCACATCGATGAAGCAGAGATCATTGCGATCTTAAAAATCGTCTGTAAATGCTCCGACTTTTTCTCGACTGAGATTTGCCCAATAATAGAGAGCACCTAAGGCATGAAATTACTCTACATTCACGGAATGAATGAATCCTGCACGGACCCCGCAACCCTGCTGGCCGACTGGAATACAAAACTGTTCGGTAAGCCGGATGTTCCCAATGCTGATTTTGCTTTCTGGGCCGATCTGTCCGTCATGAGGCAGCCTCGTGACCTGTCGCTGATGGACGATGTTATGGTCGAACTCTATAAACTCGGCACAAACAATCATTTTCTGGGCGACTGCTACAACTATTTTTACGACGCTGCTATCAAAGAGCAAATCAATCAGAGGCTCATCGACAAGCTCACGCCAGAGCCGACAGTCCTGCTCTCGCACAGTCTGGGGACTGTCATCAGTTATGACGTCCTGAAAAACTTCAGCAAATACAAGAACTTCACGCCGGACATCCAGTTATATCTAACTGTTGGTTCTCCGCTTGGCCTTGAATCTGTCCTGGCTGAATTACGCAAAGAGAATGGAAGTAATGGGCTCCCAGCCCCAGCAGGTGTGAGGGCGTGGCAGAATATCAATGACCCGCTCGATCCCGTAGCACTCGTGCACGGAATATCTACGTTCTATTCCGGAATTCAGATCACTGATTGCCTGGTTCACAATCCGATGTCGCCGCAATCTCCACATTCAATCGATGGTTACCTGACCACGGCCACGATTAAAAATGCAGTTGCCGCCGCTGGATTTTCAGCCAGCTAACTTAGAAAAGCGAAACTGGCGTTATCGAAGGGTTAGAAATTATCTGACCATTGCCGCCGGCGGCCGCTGGTGTCGTAGAGCTTCCGCCTGTACCCGCAGCACCACCGCCACAAGCAGCTGCTGCTGTGAGTGACTGCGTAATTGTGCCGGCCGAATTTAAAACAATATATCCGCCGCCGCCGCCGCCTGGGCTTCCGAAACTTGTCGATGATGCACTGGCTCCGGCGCCCCCAGTCACAGTAATTGCGCTGGTAGACGTGCCGAGGTTAATTGACGTGCCAGAGACAATGCAGACAGCTCCGCCAGAACCGCCGGGTCCACCTGTGCCAGTCGTAGTGAATGCACCGCCCGCGCCGCCGTTAGCTGTAATGAATCCTGATGGGTTGCCCGATGGTGCGTTGAACGCCCCTGTGCATTCCCAGTAGAGAGAGCCCCCGCCTTGCCCGCCAGTGCCGCCGTAGTTGGCAAGCGCGGTAGTTGAACCACCCATGGCCGAGGAACCAGAGAACTGGTCTTGCCACGAATAGGTTTGGCCGCCCCAATAGAATTGGTTTGCAACAGTACTGCCGCCATGGCCGCCGAGGCCACCAAAACCAGCACCAGCCGGGCCACATGCTGTCGTTAAGAGACCGTTGCCGCCAGAGTAACCCAACCCGGCGCCATTCTGTGGCGCAAGGACTGTGATAGCCGCTGTCAGCGTGCCAGTACCTGTACCCTCGCCGCCAGTTAGATGCGGAGAAACAGTGATGGCGCTGCCGTTGAATGTCGGAGTGCCGTTCATATAAATGCGGGTACCGCTGGCTATTGTCAGGTTGCCTGTCTGCGTCCAGTTGCCAAAATGCCAATACGGGCCCGGGCCGATGCTTCCTGACGTGGGCAGCTGGTTGCCTGATGCGGTGATGCCGTAAGACTTCAGGTTGTAGCCCGTGCTGCCGTAGCCAAGCATAGTCTGAGCTGAAGCCACCGATAACGCTGTTGGCGACGCACTGCTGCCCGTCGAATTGCCAACAAATGTGGTGGCGGCCTGGGTGGCGATATTGGTTAGGGCCACTGTTCCAGCAGCGATGTTGGAGCCAGTGATAGTAGATGAGGCCAGCTGAGATCCTGTTATTCCAGCAGAAGCGGAAATATTAGAACTCGTAATAGTCCCAGAAGCGATGTTGGAGCCAGTGATAGAGGGCAGGTCACCATTGGCAATAGTGTTCCATCCTGGAGCTGCTGATACGCTGCCTGTACCTGTTTGAGTAAGAAATTTCTTGGTAGCGGTCGTGTTACCGGCCAGACGCGAAGCTGTACTTGCAGCACTTTCATATTCGATATCGCCAAGAGTGGTCATGGGAGATAGCGCATTGTAAGCGGCGGCCGTGGACGTTTGACCTGTGCCGCCATTTGTTGCACTAAGAGTGCCAGTAACCTGAGACGATAGTGAAGCGGTGCCTCCGATTGACCCCAATGACAAATTGGCCTGATTAACGTCTAAAGATAGCGTCCCAGAGCCTGGTGTCACAGTGATTTTAGACGAACCGGCTGAGACTGTAGCTGGCGTATAGATTCCGCCAGAAGTGCCGATTGGGATTTGACCGGAGGTTGGCGCCGTGAGTGTACCCGTGCCGCCATTGTTTGGAGCGATGGCAGTCCCGCTCCAAGCTATTCCAATAATCCCTTGAGAGTAAGTGGTTGTGAGAAATGGCGCCGTAGCAAATGCAGTTGGGACGAATATACGCCAAGTACCAGGATTAGCACCATCAGATATGATTGCCAATGTTTGGTTGGTAGTATTCAGATCAGTGGGAGTAGGGCCCGCATTGCCTTCAAGAAAATCCCCATTTGTGCCATTCGGGATGATCGCTAATGAATGATTGCCAGTTATTATATTCTCAATAAAGAAGACTTTCCCGGGACACGTATTGCAGGCGGGAAGCGTCAAGTTTACGCTCGAAGAACCACTGACAGTTATATAAGAAGGCGATGCTACCGTTAGCGTCTGGTTGCTGGTGTAATTTGTCGGAGTACCGAACGCACCATGCACCCAACCAGGTGCACCACTTACAACGCTCTGTAAATCTCCGGTGATTCCTATCCCAAGCCGGGCCGGCGTGGACCCGCTGGATGAATAGATCATGTCTCCGGTAGTAGTCATAGGATTGACCAGCGCTGATATCGCCTGGGACACCCATGAAGTGCCGTTAGATGTCAAAACGTTACCGGATGCACCAACAGCTGATAAGCCTGTGCCGCCATTGCTGACGCCCAAGATGCCTGACAGGACACTGCTTCCACCAGCGAGGTTTAGCGCTCCAAAGGTCGGCGTACCTGTGCCTGAAGTGCCACTTAAAAGTGGGATACCAGCCGCTGATGTTGTTCCAACGGTAAACGAATTCGGGAGAGCCTTTTCAGGACTGTTTCCACCGAATAACAGATAACGAGCATAACTGTCGTCCCCAGCAGCTGCTGGGAGCGTGCACAGAAGTACCGCAACCCAGAGAGCTAAGAGCCTTCTGATTAACATAGCCACCAATTAGTACCGTCGTTGTAGAGGTCAATACTGTCATATTGGAAGTCGAGAGCGACAGAAGCAGCACCGTTGATCGTGCCTGAAGCGGGCGAAATCGTAAGTACACCCGTGCCAGAGTCGACCTTAGTTATCGTGTAGACGATGCCCTTATTTGAACTGCTCACTGCTACAAGAGTCATAGCGCAAGCGCTTGCACCGGTAGTGTACTGAGTGATTAGATCAGTGACAACTTGCGTGTGGGTTGTCCCGGAGGCTGTTGTAATCGTCTGCTGTAAAGGCTGAGCGCCGAGATTCGTCAGAGCTCCAGCTGTAGTCGCAGAACCTGTTCCGCCCATGGCAGTAGGTACGGGAGAAGTATTAAACGCGGGTGTCGCAGTTGAGCCGGTGGCATTACCAAACCAAGAGTCGGCGGCAACTGTGGCGAAGTTGGCAGCTGCAAGAAGATTCCAGGACGCAGTGGTGCCATTTGAAGTCAGTGACGTGTTGTTGCTTCCAATACCCAAACGTGTGCTGGAATTAGAGCCGTTACCAATAATCAGGTCGCCAGTCGTAGTCACGGGGCTTAGGTTGTTGAAACCGGCAGCGGCGGAGGTCGCTCCAGTTCCGCCCTTGGTAGTGGCGATCGCCGTAGCGCTCCACGTTCCAGTGGTGATGGTTCCGACACTTGAAATTGATGTGTTGCCGGCATAAGTTGACGACACCGAAATGCCACCACCACCGACGGTGATGGTCGTTCCATCGCCTACCGCTGAGATGACGTTTGATGCAATATTTATACCGTTGCCTTGCGAGTATGCACCGGTACCGGTGAATTGCGTGAAGGTGATAGATGTAGTATCGAGAGTCGCACCAGTTCCCTGAGTTGCGACCCAGCCCTGCTCGCCGTTGGCTGTGCCGTTCTGTACAAAGACAAAAGCGGCAGTCGAAATCATGGCTGAGGTGTCATAGTCAGTTGCCCTGGTCAATACAAATGGAACTGAGCCGGTACCGACAGTTGTCAGGACATAGATTCCATTATTTGACTGCGTGGCCTGATTCTTCACAAGCACGCGGTCGTTCAGAACAGGACTGTAGCCATCAATTGTCAGCACGCCATTCGCCGTGGCTGTCAAAGTAAAATTCGGCGTGCCGCTGTATGTGCAAGAAGGGAGAGCGCCAGTCGTTGCACACTGGACAGCATCGTGAAGGTCGAGACCTGTAATCAGGCCGTCGCAATAGCCTTTGTTGGCAGCGTCCGTCGAAGATGTCGGAGTTGCAAGGTTAGTCAGCTTGAAACCGCCGGCATTCCAGTTTGTGCCAAACGTTTTATTCGATATCGTCTGCGCAAGACCAAGATAAGCGAATGAATCTGAACCGCCCGGATCCGGCAAAGTCAAAGTCTCGGACGAGGCGGGAGACGTAGCAACAATCGACAGCACTGGCGCAGTCGGACTCGTCACAAACTTCAGCGATGTAAAAATTCGCGGTGAAGTGAATGTATTCAGATTCGACATTAAAAACTCCAGGCTGTGGACACAGCCCGGAGTCTAAAGATCTATTTTTCTATCAGTGATTTTTGCTGGCCTGACAGAACTTCTAGTGCTTTGGAACACCCTTCATTTTCGCTCTGTTTTTGTTTTTAGCAATTTCAACGGCAACATCAGCATTCTTTTCTGGGTCTTGCTCATAATGCTTGAGCCGGATTAAGAGCTTCGCGATACGAGCATCATCAGCTTTTTTCTGAGCCATCATTTGGAGTATCAACTCATCAAGCTGAGAAATCTTCTGCGCTTGGTGCCGCACAATTGTATTTTTCAAGTCAAGATCATGACTTACCGTATCTAAAAGGAGCCGCATCCGGCCATTCAATACATCGGCAAGTTGGTGAGCCTGTTCAAGAGGATCAACCATCGCTTGTGTCACGCCCTGCTCTTTCGTTACGTTCTGCTCTTCCACTAAGAAATTCTCCATGTGCCATTGTTTGCAATTAATTCAAGCGACTCACCAATGTCGAGCATGTAGTAAATCACATTTCTAAATTCGTCCTGGACGGTAATTATATTGTCTCCACCAACGGTCCTATACAAAATAACAGTGCCCCCGGCCAGGGCCGTCGCTGAAGCAAGCGTCACAACAATGTCGTTGTTTGTACAGTCGAGGTCGACGTAATTTTGATTGGTTAGGGTGACCGATTCAGCGGTGTACTTTATGTAACCCCAATTAGAACCCGATGCACCTGGCGGTCCCGGTGGTCCAGCAGGTCCGCGGACACCTGAGACAACTACAGACACGGCGGCTCTCGGCTGCACAACTATTTGCTTGGAGACTTGCGGAAGGACCTTCACCGCAACCCGCGCGACGGGTTTAACCGTGATTGCAGTCGCGGAAAGCTTGATTACATTTATGTTGATTTGTCTGGCCGGTTGAACTACGACTGGCATTGCTCGCCCCTCTTATTGGGTACGCCCGTCGAACTCAACAGTGCCCACAGTCAAAGCATATGTGAAATTTGTATTGTCGGTGACCAAAAACTCATACCAGCCAGTATCAACGGCAATAGGTGCAGTATCGGCAACGGCGAGGGCCGCGGTGAATGTGCCATTTGCGCCGCCATTTGTGATTTTTCCGTTTGTTGTTGACAGCGATTGAATGATTGATCCGCCATCTTTCTGCGTGACGATATTCATCACGGCAGTCCAAGAAGAGATATCTACTGGCTCATTACTCTCATCGACAACCTGCCAGCCTTCCTGATAAGAACCGCCCCGGTAGATGTATACCGGGTAGTTTTGAACTTGAGGATCAGTTGTGTCGGCCACCAGACCCCCGCACTAGAAGCTTGTAAAATTACCGAAACCGTCACTGATGAACTGATAGGTCCCGTCAGTCGTGGTTGTGAAAGTTGGATTGCCGTTAATTGTCTGGCCGCTTGTTGTTGGATTCGGTTTGACAGTCAGAGTGTGACCTCCAGCCGTCAACTTAACAGTCACCAGGCAGCGTTGCGTGCCATCAGGCAGATCAATTTCACCGTCGGCAGACAGATTTGAAATCAAAAACGCTTGATTGACGAGGGTTTGATAAGGTGTCGTGCTGACGACTGTTGGCTCTGGGCAAAGCTGCGCCAAATTGACGGCGTGAGCGACCTGCGTGCCTGCTCCAACAAACATATTCGGAAGTGTGGGCAAAAGCAGTGTCGCTGATGTCACGCCGGTGCCGTTGGTGACGACCTTTTGCACAAGGTCGGAAGTCTCTCCGCCCGGAGTTGGATCGGCTGGTTGAGCGTCGCCATTTGCCACAGACACACGCAGGAAAGGGCCGCCAATTTGCTCAAGCCACTCATAAGTATCAGAATTCGCCGGGTAGGTTACCGTCTCACCGGGATAGGCCGTGCGAGAGCCTTTGATGTAGGCAAAGCCTGGGTTTATTGTCTGGACCAAGCTGGATGAGGTGATCGGATTAATACCGATACCACCAAAAAGAATCCAATCAGTGAACAAATCGCGCGTGGTCAGAAGCTGAACGGCAGCATCATTGATATTGTCCAGAACCCAGGTATTGTCAATTGATTGCCAAACAGCAGCACCGGTGCCGGAGCTGAGGCATATCCACATGAACTGGTCATTTGGGATAATCCAAAGAGAGCCGGGGGCATAACCCTCGGTGTTGTCATCGTTTACCGTTGGCGCAACTGAAGCGTTGAGGTTGGTCTTTGCTACGCCAATAGAACGGTAACCGGGAATACTGGAATCGTAGACGCACCAAATGCCTTTTGTGGTGTCATAGCAAACCGTCTTTCCATTCACAGGCGAAGAGATAGTTGTCGGATCAGACCTGACAAAAACACCGACACTCTGAGCCCAGCAGGGGGAGACAGTGAGGAAAAGCGCTAAAAGTGCAACAAGGAATCTCACGTGGATTATTGCTCCGTCCAAACATATGTAAGTTGCACCATCGGTGAATGCGAACTAAAGCTATTCCCACCACCGTTGACACAGAGAGCTTCCGAGGTGCCATGAAGCTCGCAGGCATCACCATATTTGTCGGCGTCGAAAATCAGCACTCGCCCTTGCCCAACAGCAGCACCGCCAGTATTAGTTGCAAGCACAGTCACCGCATCAATCTGTCCGACTGCAGTTCCAACAGTAGGATTTGCTGTATATGTGCATACTGAAGCAGAAGCAGCCGGAGATGAGCTGTTAAGCGGCACTGGCACGCCAGAAGTTAGAGTGCCGCCGCTGTCGGCAGAAGATCTTTTAATCACAAAGACGTTCTGCAGGTCGGCCGCTGTCGCCGTGTAACTCATGTAGATCTTTAAGACTTTAATTGTCTTGGAGCTGCTTCCCGTTATCTGGCCGAAGTCAGTTGTGGAAGACGCCGGCACAAAATAGCCGGACGATGCCACATAGGTCGGCACAAACGACGGCAGCTCAAACACGCCACCATAAGAGCTGGCGTATGCCGCCGGCGTGAATGCCAGCGCATAAAACGCAAGTAGAATTGCGAGGAATTTTTTAACCAACATACCAGCCTCCGGGCATTGCAATTAGGTCGACTACGCCGCCGTACTCATGCAGCGCCAAATTTGTGTCTATGGTGCCAGTTGGGAAAATGATTTGATTTGTCCCAGCGCCAGCAGTACCGTTAACCAAAATATTTACATCATTTACGCCGCTTCTCGCGAATTTATAAACCGTACCATCGGCAGGGTTGGGGGGTAGAGTCGCATTTACTACCGCCGCGGTTGCGTCTGCAATATAGAACGTCCCTGAAGTACCGTTGATATTATTGGTACCGGTAACAGTGCCAGGAGTCCACTTCATCGGGATCACAGAAGACATTGCTTCCCAGACAGCTGTGCTTGAAGTGCCGGTTGTTTTGCACCACCACACAGAGTTATTGGTGACGTTGGCATAAATCGTTTGTTCTTTGCCGGCAACGTTTCCGTTGGGATCAACCGTACCGAATTCAAAAATAGGAATTACACCCTGCACTGCAATATCGCCAGTGGCAGGAGCAGGAGTCTGATCCGAAACCAGCATGTTGGTGTAAGGAAGTGTTCCCTGTACTTCCGTCTCAAGATGTATCTGCGGGGCTTGCCCAGGCACTCCACCGTGATGTGATTGCAAAAGACCGGTCAAAATCGGCGAGGCAGGATAACCGTCTTCCCAGCCAGCGCCCGTGTAGGCCTCGGGACCGGCGACCATAATTTCACCATTGGTGATTGTGGTCTGGCCAAATGCAAGATTGATAAGGAATAAAGGAACGTTACCGGCAGGGACAGCTGGGGGTTCATTTGAATCAGTAGTAGCGGGTGTTCCCATTGTTGTCGTGATAATAGCTGTGCCACTAACTACGGTGGCGACGTCATCTCCCGATCCAGATGGCCCACTCAAAGGCATCGCATTATTTGCGGAATTAAAGAAATTGCGAAGGCCATTCGTAGGGTCGCCCGGGCGCACCTGTGGCACTTGCAGATAGCTGGCTGAAATCAACCACCACACTGATTGCCCGGCCTCAAGCCCGTCCGTATTTAAATTGACCTGTTGACCTGGGTTCGTTCCCTGTTGAAGAATCTCAGTGTCGATTGCATCAAAAGTTCCAATCGGGGCAGCGAGAGTATCAGCGAGCTCATAAATTTGAAATGGTCCGATGTTTATTGAAAGCGAGGCTGGAGAAGTTTGCGTGCCTGCAACGGGAGTGACAACGGTTGCCGCACTGCCAAGAGCGGCCAATATCGTATCCGCCAGGCCAGTCATCGTATCTACTGACTGGGAAAGATTGTCAAATGTTGTGACTTGTTCGCCGTCGAGAGCGGGAAAGATATTCAAACTTCTAGCCTCTTAAACCAAGGCAAAGTTAAAGAAAAACTTTTCCATTCTGAAATTTATGACTGCTGGAAGTAGCCCCAAATGAAGAATGAATCTGCTGTTGGAGTCGAGGAAAAATTCACAGTGAATCCACTGGACGATTTTGTGATTTGAAATTCTGTATTCCAACCTGGCAAAAGCATCAACTGATATGAGCCGACAAGGGGAGTGTTGAAAGTCACGCTTGCCGATTCGGAACCGGCGGTCACGCTTACGTTGCCGCAGTTAGCCGCGGGCAGACACCCGTAATAAAGAGCACCTCCACCGGGCGAAGCAACGTTGAAATTGAGCGCTGCCGTTGTGGTCTCTTCCGAAGACAACCAAACATTCGTGTTCCAGCTAGGCGTGACAAACATTGTTTGGCCAGCCAGAGGTACAGGAATCGTCTTTGAAAGCAATGTGCCGGATATTGGATAAATACCAAATCCAGGCACAGTCATCGGCGCGCAAATCCAGTCGAAGGTTGCACTAGAACCAGCCTCAACCTCAAAATTTGCGACGAACTGATTGAAGGCTTTCATCTTCGCCCAGCTACCGGAGTTCCAATTTGCTTGGAGAAGAATCACTAAAGAGCTTTCACACGCCGGCACAAGCAAAACACTCTGACTATTCTGACCAGCAGGCTGGGCGAGTGTCCCTCCCCGGGCAATAGATGAGTTGGGCGAATTGAAATATCTGCGCCAGACAACCGTGTTGGTCATGCGCAATTTGTTGATTGCGTTATCCAGGAGCTGGGCTCCCGTCAGCCAGTTCGTCTGCTGCGGCATAAAATATGAATTGTTGAAACACATTCCGGGCGAATTGAATCCCCAATAGGGATAACTCAGCCCGGCCCAGCCAGGCATAACAGCCTCGACAAACGCCTGGAACGGACGGTAACCACCAAATCTACCTGGGTTAGAGGGCGTATCGACGCCCCAATAACTGATGCCCTTAAAAGAGCAAGTATCCATGACATTCCAAGGCTCAACAATTCTTGGAGCCTGGCCCGTTAGATTCGTCAGAATCCGATTGATATCGGCTCGCGTCCCTCCGGGCTGAAGAAGATTATTGATGATCGTCTGTAAAAACGAAGCATCATTTTGCCCAGGAGCTCGCACAACAGAAAGGTCTATGCCATAAACCTTTCCGAAATAATCAGCGGCAAATGCATCTAAAGCAACATCCTGAGCAGTCTGAAGTCGCTCAGAGTCCAAAAGCCAGTCAAGGTTCTGTTCAAGGTAGTTATATTGTGTGCCGGTGGTTTTAAACCACGAATAGAGTATGCCGGAGGCCGTTCGTGCTTCATCGCTTGTCCACCGCAGAGGAAAAACCTGAAGCAGTCTGACCGCCCATTGGTCGGCTGTATACACTGCGCAGGTGGTTGCCTGAGCGCCCATTTAGAATTGACCTATGGTAGTCAGCACATTGTTTGTGCGGATAATAGTGCTTGGCGTGGCCACGAGATCTTTCGCCAGACCATTTATAAGCACGCTTCCCGCGCCGACTGCGATGACATATGGGTCAGCAGCCTTTGCGGTCGCCGAAATATTCTCAAGGAAAAGAGTATTGCCCACTTCAAGGGCATTTACATAATCCAACACAGCATTGAGCACATTCAAGAGTGAATTGGGAACGCTCGGCGATGAAGTATCGATACGAACCGAGAGTGCAATAGTCACCGTCGCAAGTGTGGGGCCACGGACAATGTTCGTGATCGTAAAACCGCGAGACGGCGCATTAGGTGCTGCAATAACAGCGCGTACAGCGTTAAGCAAAGAGTCAGGAGGCGAACCAGAACCGTCATCTACAACAATGACGCCATAGCCCGGAAGGAAGCGACCTTGAGCATCCTGATTTTCGAGAACGGCAACTGAAACAACACCGGGCACATCAAGACAAGCTGAATAGGTGCCAGCAGGGGTGGTGCGGGCATTAACTGAGTTGATAAAGAGAATAAATCTGGAACGCAGCGAAGCGTCAGACTCTGGATTGGCGCCGTCCAAAATTGGCGCTGTGTTGGTGACGAAATTTATGCCCGATACTGACGAAGCAAATGTGTTGAGCATTCCCGCCTGGACATTGCTACCCGAACCTGATACGAGCGCTTGAACAGAGGCGGTAACGCTAAGCTGGCCTGCCTGCAAGACGTATCCATTTAGGCCTACGTTGAAATTGGCATTTTCTGTATTTGCGACAACTTGATATTGGATTGTGCTATCAGCTGTTTGAATAATTGTGCCAACTGGAATGGTGACATTTGTTCCCAAGACTGCGCGGACGGAAAATTGAACTGTGCCGCTCGCATAAGCTGCAGGCAGCCTAGAAAAGCCAAATTGTGCCATCCAAGAATCGAGGTCAGGGCCTTCCGATGTCTTTGCTCTTGTCAGCATGTTGATCGTGACGGCCTGACTTTGAATAAACATCAAGCCGGCAAGCGCTTGCGCCTGAAGCATGGCCAGGAGTGGATCGCCGCTCGCCAAATTGGGAGAGAGCGAAATTCCTTTTGCCGCGGAAACTATTGATGTCCAGGCCGTGACAAGGTCTGAAACAAATTGCTCGTCAGTTTTTGTATTTAATGGCATCAGCTTTCCCGGGCGCTACCGAGAAAACTTTAGAGAGTAAATTTACCTATCGATTTTAAGAGGGCGTGCCATTTGCTGGGAATGTCAACTCAATCGTGGTGTTATTCAACAAATACACCAAGACTTTCGCCCATACAGTATTGCTTCCGGGAGTTGCATAAAGCGTTATATCTGGCGGTTGAGTTGTGTCGACGCTTTCGTCTACCAGTACGGCCGCGTTGATTTTTTGAGTAAGCTTGGCTGCCAATTTTGGACTAATCGGCTGACCGATTAATCTGCTCGCTCCAAGGCCGTATGTTTGATCCATGAGGTAATCGCCAACAATTGGCGGTTCACCTTCAAGCTTCTCAGCAGGGCAGGTGTAATAGCGGCGAATTATTCTCTGCTGAATCTTCTGATCACCGGTGCAGAATTCAATACTCCCATCGGGAGTCACTATTAGATCCTGACCCCAGGGAAGAGACACTGAAATAGGATTAGGATCTGGATTAGTATTCGTCGGCATGATTCACCTTCACACGCAGTAAGCGTCAAAATCTCCCTCAAGAACTGTGCAACCGCAACTAGTCTGATCGCCCACTCTAACAAGAGGAATTCCATCAAGAAAAGTATCAAAGCTGCCGCTGATGATTACTCCAGCATCATGCGGGGCTGGGCCATGTGTGGCAATCGCATCGCCAACCTTACTCACAATGTCCCCATCGGCAAATTGTGTAAGGTCCCCTGGCCCGAGAATTAGTCCAACTCCAGTTGCACCTGGGCCGCCCCCACATACTGATTTACCGACCAGTGCAATCTGGCTCATAAAGAATTCACCAGAGTGGCAACGGCATCAACATCCGGCTTAACACCTGTGATATTGCCGTTCATTGTGTCGACCTGGTCGGACAAATTTGAAAGTGCTTCTGTGACCGGAACTCCGGTCAGAATCTTGTAAATGTCTTCCATCAACGAGCTTAATTCTGCAACAGTCGCCGTTGAATTCGGCTGACTCATTTTGATCCCCAGCGTTTGAAGGGTCGTCGCAGCGTTAAGAGCTGAAGTTACACGGTCAATACTCTTACTTGCGCTAACAGATGTAGTGGTCACTTGTGTTGCTACCGATGGCGTCTGCGTCTGTGTGTTATTTGATAAATTGGTCAAGTTTTGACTGGCGCTCGACATAGTGCCAGACCCGGCCAGGTCCGAGAGCATATCTGAAGCGCCACTGAGAGAATCAAAGGCACCGGTGACGCTATCTAGAGAATCCGACAATGACGACAGTGGCTGAGTAATTGAACTCAAAGCAGAGCCAAGATCTGTAAACGAACCGAGGCTGCCAGCCAAATCCTTGAGATCGCCAAACGAGCCGGCCAGAGATGTAAGGCTAGAAAACGACGAGGTCAAAGAACCGAGTTGACTGGTGAGGCCACTCAGGCCGAGGGCGTCACCAAAAGTTTGCTGAACCTGGCTGAGCATGCCTTGCAAGTCTGTAATCGACGATATTTGACTCAGCAAACTGCCCAGGAGATTCTTGGCAATACCCTGAATCTTCTGTATTGGGGCGGCGATGTTCGCCTGAGCTTTTGCTGTATAGTTTATTTTTGTGGCATTCCCACTCAGTTCAAGACCTGCGTCCTGACTTATATCAAGCGCAGCAATGTGCTGAATACTTCCAGTTATAGATTGAATAATCACGGTGTTGCACCTCCGGCAGGGGCTGGGGGAACGCCCTCGATCAGTTTCACAAGACCGCCGGCCATGACGCTGAAGTCTTTGCCGCAGCTGATATTGAAATTGCCTTTTGTGGCTGCCATTTTAATATCACTTGTATCCGCAGTCACGCTGATGCTTCCCTTAGCCACATCGAGGGACACGTTCCCCATGTCTACGGTTGCTTTCACGTCGCCTTTTTGGACGTCGGCAATTAAATTGCCTTCTTCTATCACGATATTTATGTCTTGTTTGACTTGTAAATAAAGCGTTCCGCGGCTGTTGACCCTGATACTGCCGTCCTCATAGAACTTATAAATTGCCCCTGACTCATGCTTAAAAACTATGCATTCCGCAGGTTGAAGCTGCTGAGAGCCATCAGCATCAGTGGCAGGGTCCGCATCACTGCTACCCCCTGAGCCGCCGCTACTCACATCATTTGAACTGCTTGACCCGGAACCACTTGAATCATCACTTTGGCCAGCGCCAGGCGGCGGCATCTCATCATTGAATGTCAAATTTGCAACTGCGCACAAGCCGCTGAAACGATCCTGGATAGTGACTTGAACCTGCTCGCCCTGTTCTGGATTGTCAGCCGTCGCTCCGCCCTTCAAGCAATACTGGAATCCCCAGCCTTTGCCGACGGCAGGAACACCCACTTGGATCCAGCCAGTTTCCATTGTCTGACCAGAATCACTTGAGCCGCCACTGCTAGAATCACCACTTGAGCTGTCATCATTTTCAGCACGCCTGGTTGGCAGAAGTACTCGACACATGTTTGTGTTCACGTCATATTCAATGACGTGGCCGATCAAGTTGAACTCTTGATTCTGAGCCTGGTCGTTAGCTTGCCTGCTCATAACTGCCAAATAATCGTGAATCCAGGCAGTCATTAATCCGACACCTGCGCGATTAGTCTCATCTCGGTTACAAAGCCGCCTGTCGATGATGTTCCCTGCGGCATATCAAAACAATGAGTCACTTCTGCCGCATTGAATGCAATACCGTCAAATCCGCAGCAGGAAATATCGCCTGCCTCAACTAGCGTAACCTGGCTGTGCACAACAACCTCATCATTGCCTTCAATCGACAATCCACAAACAATCTGATGTTTAGCCAAATTGTCAGCCATCGCTTGGCACCGAGCTTGTGCCTGATCGGCTGACATTCCAGGACAGCGAATATAATAAATCGATTTCGATGGCGAACTGTTTCCTGATTTGCCAAACCCGGGATACTTCTGCTTTGAATTGCCACCAGTCTGACTGCTTTGAGTCTTCTGCCATTTCTTGAGCTTTACAGGCTTAGCTTGAGCACTCGCACTTACCTTTTTGGTGGTCTGAGGGTTCATCGAAAGAGCCTTGACCACGATATTGCTGTTGTTTCTAGGGTCATAATCTATAACAAGACCCCACCCAGGATTCTCAACGCTAGCGCCGGGCTTGGCACCGTAATTGACTGTGATTGAACTCTGGTCCTTTTCCGGACCGAAATAGAGAACCTGATCGGGCGTCGAATAGCATTCAAAGCCAACCTGCTCAGCTAGATTCTGAAGCAGTGTCCAATAGCTTTGTGGATGTGGATTGAAACTATTTTCATTGTTCATAAGAGGACCGGCCTTGATGCCCGGATCAGTTATGTCCGTTCCCATTTCAAATTGATCAGCAATCTGTTTGACAATCTGAGCCACTGTCTGATTTCTGTAATTCATACCGGCCATCGTTTGACGACCGTCAGCTAGATAAGCTGACCAGTCGCGACCTTTTACTTCAAACGAATTATTATCAATATCCAAATGAAAACTATCAACGACACCGCCAAACAGCAAGGGACTGTCGTCGTAACCACCGTAGGCTTCTATTTGTGCGCCTGTTACTGACTGCCCAAGCTCGACAATGTCGAGACCTGCATCGAGAAGATCGCTCAAGGCTCCTTCAGCATGAACCGTGCCCATACTTCCCTGATTGGCAAGAGTGGTGCGCCATTTCAGGACAGGAAAGTCACTTCCGGCGATACTTATTCCCGTATAAACCTGACGGATTAATCCCATTATGCGGCCAATGAAACCACCGTCGCAGGCCCCGATGTGGTCTGCGGCGGAAGAACTGGTATCTGAACTTGAATGGGGCTGTCTGTCACCGGCAGGGGGTCGGTAAGGTTGTTATCCGGCCAATCTTGAATATAGCGATACAGCCAAGGAGAGCCATAGTATTGAGCGGACAGCTGATACAGATTGGGATTCTGAACTGTGACTGTATCGAGTAGCTGCGTTTGTGTGGCGCCAAAGGCAGTTTGCAACGTGCCAAGCGTGCCATTCAAATCACCAGCGGCACTAGCCATACCTGAGTCCGAGCCGCCAATCAAAGGCGTGAGCAGATCCATCAGATTGGAAATCTGATCTTGAAGATCGGAAACTGTTGCCGAATCAATCGCGGATACAGAGCCACCCGTGCCCTGAAGCGCCTGATTAACGGACTGATTGAGAGTAGTTGCAGCAGTTTGAACCGGTGCTGGCAGAATCGCACCTGAAGATGGAGAGGTAGATTGTTGTGTCAATGCATCTTGGGCATTGCCCACGATGCTTGCAAAAGGATCATTAGTAGTTGCGAGATTACCACCGCTGACAGTGCTGTTATTTTGCACAGGGATGAAGGACATTTTGTAATGAACTTCGTTAACGCTAGCAGCGGTGACCGAATAATCCTCTACAAAACCGTCAAAGGACCACTGAGAATATTCCAGAGTTACTTGCTCGCCGTTATCACACAGCTGCTGAAGATCAAACGACCGATCAACAGCGTTGCTCCCAAACAAAATACCGCCCCAGCTAATCTTCTTTGGAAAGCTGCCAAAGAGTTGGGCCGTTACCTGGCCGCCAGGATACTCACGAACGACGCAATTTTGTTTTGAGCCAAGATCACTTAAACTGTTGGCGGCGGGCAAAAAGCGCAGAAAGATGGCGGCGGGTGCCGCTTGATGAAAGAGAAATGGCAGCCGCGGTCGGCTGCCATTTCTCTTTCATCCT